GTAATAGGTGGATACCGTTAGTTCCGGGGCATCCCCATCATAGGCGGGCTCCAGGGCAAAGCGCAGCACCAACCGGGTTACATAGCGGTGATCCGGGTATTGTAGCCCCAGGTTGCCGGTGTCCAACACGAACCGTTCCGGATACACCAGGGCAGGCAGGTGGTTAGCATCCAGGTAATTGGCGATATTCCCGGCAAACGACCACAAATACCCGCCGGAAATGGCGTACAGGTCCCCGCCCAGCCGGGCAAAGCAGTCCACCTGCGTGCTGCCGTCCCGCAGCCAGGCGCCCCGGGCCTCGTCGTAGGCGAATAGCTCGTAGCCCTCGGGGCCCTCCATGGATACGACATACTTGTTGTTAAAGGACCCCGCCACCGCGTTGCGATACAGCACATCCCCCAGTTGGGGGGAGATGGGCTCCGGCACTGAACCGGTGTAGCGCATGAATCCGCCCCTAGCCTTGTAATACAGGGTCTCGTTGTTGATCACCAGGCTGCGCTCGCTGCCCCGTTCCACGCCCCGCACCGCGCTGACCATGGCCTGGTAGTTGGCGGGCTTGTTGCCGTAGACTTTGTGTATGTAGTCCTCCTTGAAGAACAGCACATAGCCCAGATAGGTGCAGGCGCCGGTAAAATCCCCATCCGTGCCGATGGTCAGCGCATAGCTGTCGGTGGAGAGGCCCATGAAGCAGTTCCAGTTAAAGGGGTCCCCAAGCTTACAGGCATAGATCTCATGGTTGGCGCTGCTGCAGCCCCACAGCCGGTTTTCGCACTCGGTAACGAAATCCATCTCCGGCACGGTACGGGCGATGGTTACCGCATCCGTTTGGCTGAAGGCGGTGTCCAACATCCCGGCGATCACGATGGAATCGTCCTGCACATCGTACAGCACGAAGCTGCCATCAAATTGACCGTTCTTGGTACCGGAGATCGTCACCCCATCGTATTTCTTGAACTGCGCCCCGATGCCGGCGGAGGCGATGCGCACATAGGTTGTGGGGATCGCCACCCAGGCGGCGGAATAGGCGGAGTATTGTTTGAGCACGTGGGGCGTGGCGGACGTATCCAGCCACAGCGTGCCGTTGGGTAAATCCTCTTCGTCCCCGCTGGGCTGGGGGGCGCTGTCCCCCACATGGTAGTCCGTGTAGGTGGTGCCGTCCCCCTTGGCCAGGGCATAGGATACCGCGGCGGTGGTAGTGAAGGAGGCCCCTAGAGCCCCGAACTCCCCGGTCACCGTGTTGTAGTACTTTGCGTCCGGCCAGATCAGGATAAAGGAACCCATATTGGCGAACTGCTTGGGCCCGTCGGTTACGGTCCAACCGGTGTTGGAAGCGCCGTTGTAATAGAACCGTGTGCCCGATATCCAGGCCAGCCGCTCATGGGCATGAATGCCGTTCACATCCGCGATGGGGCGTACCTTACCCCTAGGACCCCGGCTGCCGATCGACGGGTAATCGTCCAGGCTTACCCCCTCCAGGTCGTGGAACTCCCCATCCGCAATGATCAGGTTATGATTGTATCCGGAAAACGCGGCCGTTACCTCCCGCGTGGTGTATTCGTCCGTAAGCTGCGGCAAGCGCATGCTAATACCCCCCTATACCCGGAAGCTGTTGCGCTGCAGCGGCATATGGTTCCGGTTATATGCGTCTGCGTACTGTTGATACGCGTAGTTAAACATCACCATGGAATTGTTATAGCGGGTAAACTCCGCATTGTTAAAGTCGATCTGGGCGAACAGGTATTTGATATACAGGTCACTGTAAGGTTCTGGCACCAGCAGCTCCGTATCCTCCGGCGTTTCCGCCGTATAGCCACTGAAGGCCACCTGTTCACCGCCCTCGTGACAGTCGATAATCTCCTGCTTGATCATCCCATCCAGGTTGCTCAGCCAGGTGATCTTCTCAGCCTCGGAATAGTCGTTCACCCGCAGCCCGTCGCAGGTATTGATGGCTTCCTTCAGTGTCATAT